TACAGCAGCAGCCAACGCATCTAAGCAGTTTAACGCTACAAGTCAGAACCAGACAGACCAGTTCTTCACTAGTCTTGCTGCTAACGTTGCTCTGCATAACAATGAGCAGATCAATGGCATGAACCGTTTTAATGCTGGTGAGGCTAATTCTATTGACCAGTTCAATGCTACTGCCAGAGAAGCACGTAACCAGTTCAACTCTACAAACGCTTTAGTTATTGCACAGGCTAACGCTGCATGGTCTCAGGCCATCACTACTGCAGCCACTGCAGCACAGAACCAGAATAACCGTGATGCAGCTATGTCATCTAACGAGTTCACTATGGCAGCATACAATGCTATTGTACAGGAAGAGCGTGACTTAGTTAGCTTCGTATTTAATGCAGCACAGAAACAACTGGATCGTGATGCAAGTATTACACTTCAGTCTATGCAGAATGAATCCCAGAGACTTAGTGACCAAGCTAACATTGATGTAGCTGGCGGTACAGGTGTGGGTACGATTATAGGCGCTCTAGGCCCAACCATTCTTAAAGGTGTATTTGGGTGGAAGTAAAAGCCCACTATTTTATAACAGCAGGAACAATACTAATGACAAGTCTAACAGGCGGAAATGCCGCAGCCAACGACATCAGAAAACTCATGCAACAGATCATAGCTGAGCGTGATGCTAAGTTTGCACCTAAAAAAGAGGGTGGTGAGGCGGCACCTACGGGCGGCATGTTTGATAAACCTGAAGTAAAAGCTAATGATGGTGACGTAATCACAGACCTGCTGGGTTATCTTGAGCAGAAGCGTACAGAAGCATTGGACTCGTATCAGTCTAAGGTTATGCGTAGGTCATCTAAGCCCTTACCTAAACCTGAAGATATAGACGTGTCTAGCTTTCTGTCAGAAGCAGGTTTGTCCTCACAGCCTGAACCGCTGACTTTTACCAGTGATACGGCTCCTGCGTTAGGTGAGCCAGAGCTTGAGCAGGTAGCTGATACCTCTATTGTTAAGCCCTCTAAAACTACTGCAAAGCCTATGCCAGAAGTAGCTGTTGAAGAGCCTGCAGATACAGGCAATGGCTTGATGAGTAGTCCTCGCCCTAAGGCTAGACCAGAATCTATGACAGGTTTATCGGATGATGATATGGGTCTTGCCAGTGAAAGTGGTTATGCTTTTATGGCTCCTAATTCCTTATTTAGGGCTGCTTTAAAAGAGAAAGAAGCAGGTAGTTACTCTACTCTATTTGCTGATGCAGAAACCACAAACACACCGTGGAAAGGTACCGATATTACTAACATGAAAATGTCTGACGTTTTAGATCTAGTTAAAGCAGATGGCGAGTTTCATAAGCACAACAAAAATAAGCATAATGAAAATACTACCGCTATAGGTAAATACCAGTTTATAGGATCTACCTTAAGAGACTTAAAAAAGAGGGGTGTATTTGATAAGCTAGGCATTACAGATGACACTCTTTTTGACGAAGCTACTCAAGATTCATTAGCAGCATACCAAGCAATACACAGGATTAAGGATAGAGCTAAAGGTACATTAAGTTCTGCTAGAACAGAAATGCGCAATGAATGGGAGGGCTTCAAAAAGCTTTCTAACTCTGATCTGAATAACATCATCACAGAGATTGGCTCTGAGATAGGCGTTGAGTTTTCTGACCGTACAGACCCTATAAGAACATCTAGACCTAAGGCTCGTGATTAATGTTCGGCCTACCCCTAGAACTTATCACAATGCTGTTCTCTACCGTGTTAGGTGGAGTTATGTCTATGATAGGGCAGAATGCTAAGAACAAAGCAGAGCAACAGAAGCTACTTATCGGTGGTGTAACTGAAGCACGTAACGCTGGCAAGACTGACAAGCACTTTGCGTGGACACGTAGGCTTATTGCTCTATCTGCAATCTTCTCAATTATAGTCTTGCCAAAGGCTGTCGCTGTATGGTATCCTGAGGTAAGCGTTATCGTAGGCTACACTGAAGTGCAGGGCGGTTTGTTTAACTGGATCTTCGGTGGTGACGGTACAGTTAAATGGCAGGCTGCTAGAGGCTTCGTTATCACACCCCTAGACACACACATCGTTTCCGCCATTGTAGGTTTATACTTTGGCGCAGGTTTCACTAAGTAAGGTATATTATAATGGCTGCAACTACACTCTTTGATGGCCCTATCCCAGGTCAGTCTTTAACAGACGAACCCAAGAACGCTCCATGGGAAAACCCTCCTATGTATGCAGATCCTATGGATGCTCTTGAGCATTATCTAAAGAAGCTGGGTGATGTAGATGCACAGGGCGAAGTTCTAACTATGCTTGACTTGGGTATTCCCGTAAGCGTTGTAGTTGACTCTATGTTATCTAGTGGTATTATGGATGGCATTCACTCTGTAGATGTAAAGCTACTGCTAAAGCCTCTCATGATTATTAACCTGACAGCTATCGCTGATGCAGCAGGGCTTGACTATAAGAATACCATGGACGATTACCGTGATAAGGATGCAGAGGCTAAGAAGCAACGTATGGAGATTCTTGCCGCTAAACTGCAGGCTAAAATAGCGCAGGGTAAGAAGGCAACACCAAACGATCCCGGTGTAGAAATACAGGAAGATGTAGTAGAAGAACTTACTGCAGATGACATGGACACAGAAGAAACAATGACTGAAGAAGCGCCTGCTCCTACAGGTCTCATGGCGAAGGAAGTTTAATCATGGCATGGAGTGCATTTGCAGCAGGGTTTAGTAAGGGCTTTGGTACAGAGCTGTCTGAAGGCATTAAAGAACGCCGTAAGGAACAAAACAAATACGTAGACAACATGATGGATACAGCTAAGGCTTGGCAACCCAAGTTCATGAAGGCTAATGCTGATGTAGACGCTGATCTTGAGTTGATGAAAGTCATGAACACTGAGTTCAACATATCAGAAGCAGAGTTTGTAGCCCTCGCTCAGAACTACGATATGAAGGACATCTATAGTAAGAGCATAGAAGCTAGAGAAGCATTTAAGAAGGTTGGTCTTGACCCTAATGCTGTTAACCGTGATACTTTACTTACAGGTCTATCTCTGCCAAAAGACTTCTCTCTACCTGAGGGTATGACAGCTACAGATGCTATGCGTCAAATCCACATGGGTTATGCAAAGAACTTGGCTGCAGATCCTAGTAATAAGAGTGATGCACACCAGCAAAGCTCCTTTGCTAAGGCAGTAGCAGGGGTACTAATGTTAGACCCACGTTCTTCTGCTGAGAAGATTGCTAATCAGATGCAGGTGATGGGTACATCTGTAGAAGATCTTAATATGTTTGCTGCACAAGGTGGTGTTAAGGGTAAGCCTCTCAACAACGTAACACGTACTGGTGCTTTTGTACTGCCTAACACAGACTACACATCTTCATCTTTCAATACCACGCTAAGCAACTCTAGGAGCAGTCTCTATCGCACTATGCTGGACTTAACTGATCCAGATGCAACAGTGACTGATGCAAATTCAGCAGCCATACGGCTGGCTCTAGGAGACTCTAACAATAAAAACGTTAATGAAACAAACCTAGCTACCTTTATTGAGTCTGGTGCAGGTAAGTTTGGTCAGCTTGAGAAACAGCTTATCAATAAAGGTATGAGCATAGGCTTCAATACTAGGGGTATGCGTGACATGGCTCTTAGTGCAGTACGTGCTGAGATTAACACAGTAGATGAGTTAAGTAATTTCTCTGAGGCTGTTAAGTCAGGTAAGGCTGTGGAGCTTATCCTAGAGTCTGTAAGAGAGACAGGCGAAGTTACCATGGAGACTATTGAAGCTATACTTGGTGCAGAAGTCACAGATGGGGAGGCTGCTGATCCTGTTGTAACAAGTGAAGGTGTAACATCAGAAAACAACAACCTATCAGATCTAGAAAATCTTCAAAGAGAGATGGAACTTACAGGACCACAACCCGCTGATCCAGCCGTTGTAAAAGGACCACCTGAATCCCGTACACAACCTAGCTCCTTAGTAGAAAATCTTATAAAAAGAAATAATTCATCTGTGCCTGAGCCTGTTGTTAGTAGTTCATCTAGCAAAACGCAAACAGCTGAAGATATAGCTAATGAAACAGCCCTTCGTAATCGTGAGTTAGCATCTGAACGTTCAGGCAAATTAACTGCTGAAGAATTACTAGAGCCTATCTCCAATCCAGTATCTGTAAAAGAGTTTATGGAAGGTCTAGTAAGTCCAGTAGCTGATGCTCTTGAAGGACCAGTTAAGTCTATGGGTGATAGTATTGCTTCTTCTATGAAACCTCTAAAGGATGCTATTAGAGCAGGAAGAGGTAGGCCTTCTATGGATGTAGGAGCAGGCGAAGCTCTTGGTACTGTTTTAGGTGGACCTTCTTTAAAAGATGCAGTAGCTGCAGGTAGAGACGGTGCATCACGAGATGTAAGCCTTGGGGATCTATTCGGTGCGTGGGTACGTAAAACCTTCCCAGAGTTTAAAGTACCAGAAGCACCACTACCTACAGGTGATGAGATCCTAGAGTTTGCTAGTCAGTTTAGTGCAGACTTTGAAGCAGACCCTGCAGGTAAGGAGCCTCTGAAGAACTTAGAGATGGTCCCTGAGGGAGTGCCTTTTGAGATACTGACCTACGGAGCGCTTGATACTGTTATGAAAGAAGGAAGATCCTTCCCAAGTAAAGAAGTTGCTAAGCAATGGTTGTATGATTACTTAGAGAAAGAAGAAGATTTCTTAACGCAGTCAGGCTTAGAACTTACAGACCAAGACATTGACCTTATAGCATCTACTCTGCACATTGGCTACGGGAGCTAAGAATGGCTACTACTAAACAGTACTACACAGAGGAAAACATGCGGGGCAAGAAGCTCTCAGACTTCGCCTCTGATGTAGACTTCATTGAGGACAGTGTTACCTTCCTTAAGTCTAACCGTAAGGGTTATACAGACGAAGACTTCGCTAATATGAATGGTGAGGATGTAGTTAACGAGGTGCTAGAACACTTCCGCTGGGCTAATACAAACGAAGTTAGTATGGCTAAAGACTTCAGCTACATCAAGGATGACAAAACACCAGAAGATCATAAGCAAGCATACGGGCGTCTACTCTTTGCATTTGATAACGCAGATGGTGAAGGTATCTGGGATGACCACGGTAAGGCTGTACGTGATTATGTAACTGGTGCTGCAACTGCCCCTAGTACTGTAGGTTCTGTTGTTGCAGGTATGTTTACTGGTGGTGCAGGTGCTGCAGCTGTTCAGGGCAGTAAGGCTGCTGCTCAGGTTGCTGTACGTGCTGCTGCTAAGAAGTACCTGAAACGTGCTGCGCTGGGCGGTCTGTTAGATGGCAGTGTAGCTGCTGGATCTCAGCTTGGTCTAGAGGCTACTAAGGCAGACGCTGGTGATACCATTGAGGAAGAGTATGACATCAACTACAAGAATGTAGCTGCTGCTGGTGCTATCGGTGGTACTCTAGGTTTTGGTGTTAACGTAGGTGCTGCTGCCTTACAGAAGAGCGGTGCTAATAAGCTTGTAGATACATTTGATAAAGGGCGTCAGGCACAGGCAGATCGTATTGCAGAGGCTGCAGAGAAGGCTAAGATTAAGCTGGATGTTGTATCTAAGAACAAAGAAAAGAAAGAGCTTGCTGATGAAGTAATTGGCAAGATGCTATTCGCTATTGATCCTAAGCTTGTCGATGAGGGTATGAAGGCTAAGGTAGACATCCTAAGTGCAGACCTTCCTGATGGACTTATAGCTGGTCTTGACCGTAAGAAGATACAGATCTTAGGTGCAGCTGCATTTGATCTAGCAGAAGAGCTAAAGATTAAACCAGGTAAAGGTGTTCGTATCACAGAGCAACTTGCTAATGTTATGGAGACTCCAGGTGGTAGCGGTACTGCTAGAGAGATCTTTGATCGTGTACGTAAAGAGTATGGCTTGAGTCCACGTGAGCTGTCAGCTGTCTATGCTGCTGAAGTATCAGAGGCTGCTAAGATCTTGGTAGGTCAGAAGAACCTAAAGAATAACTTAGGTGGTACAGTTAAGCCTGTTGATGCTGACAAGTTTAAAGCAAAGCTTGATGCTCTGTATGAGCAGGGTATGTCACGCCTTAGTGGTGCGGATGCCAAGGAGCTAATGGAGGCTCAAGAACAGGGTGGCGGTATTGCAGGCAAAAGTTATCGTTTTTTGCGGGGGTTTGAAGACTTACGTAGAGCCTTGATGACATCCCAGCCTACCACTACAATGCGTAACAACATCTTTGGTGTTGCTATGGGTGTGATAGATATGGTTGACCAAGTGAATATCAACCTTGTACGTAAGGTTCGTGGTAAAACGGATACATATGAAGGCTTGCAGGGTGCAGCAGATGTAATGGCATATTTGACTAAAGACGCCTACGTTGCAGACGCTGTTACTACAATGTTAACAGACGTTGCCCCTGAGAAGATGGCTAAAGTATTCTACCAAGCAGCACAGGCAGAAGCAGGTACTACTGCGGATACAGGATGGGCTAAAGTAGGTGGTTTCTTTAACAAGCTAAACACAGTATCGGATCACGTATTCAAGAAGGCGGTAGTTGTAGGCTCTATTGATCGTTCACTAAAGCGTCTTAATGATCCTAAGATAGGCACTAGCGTTATGGATATGCTAGAGAAGGGTACAATAGCTGAGCTACCAGATGATATTCTTCGGGATGCACTAGACGAGAGCTTAGAGTTTACCTTCCAGAAACGCTTGGGTGGTAAAGGGTCTAGCGCTGAGAGCAAAGCAGCTAAAGTTGCAGTAGATATTATTACTCGTACTGGTCTTACAGCATTGATCCCTTTTCCTCGCTATCTTGCTTCACAGGCAAAACACATTAGTGATTACACAGGTCTGACTATTGCTAGGCGTTTAGCTACAGGTAGAGATATTGCAGATAAAGAGTTTGCCAAGGCTATGACAGGTGCTGTTGTAGGATTAGGCCACTTGAAAGTGCAGCAAGCAAATGTAGCTAATGATCGTGACTGGTTTGAGTGGGAGGATGGTAGAACACGTAAGGATGCACAGGCTGCACTTGGCCCACAGGCCTACAACGCTTTCATCATGCACCAAGTAGCACGTGCTATGGAGGGTCTACCTACTAAGCTACCTAATACAGCTTTCTCTGAGTGGGATGGTGATACAGACGCCTTTGTAAAAGATTCTCTTAAGCTGTTGGTTGGTAGTGAGTTCCGCCCTAATAGTGGACTCGTTACTAAGATAAGTAAGGCGTCAAACACAGGCATCTGGACGGCTGTATATGAAGAGGTAGGCGATTACTTTTCTGCTTTCACTTACCCTGCTGCTGCAGTCAAGGACTTCTATGGTCAGTTTGACCCGCTCTCTACCTACTTCCCAGAGACACGTGATGGGTTAATGTCTTACACAAACATGGCAGAGCATGATGTAGAATTTCCTATTAACATGCAACTGGGTTTGTTCCGCCGTATCACACGTCAGCTGCCTGACTTTCCTGCAGCAAACAATGGTGAGAAGGGTATGCTTGAGTTCTTCCGTAGCTCTACAGCAGTCAATTACCAATCAAAGTACAACAAAGAAGCTGACCGTGCAGGTCTAGGCTACGATGCCCTACGCTTTGATGTGTTTGGTGATGGACCTATTCGTGCCTTAGACCCTCTGCTTAAACAGCTTACAGGTTTTGCTAGTAAGCCTATTAAGAATGACCTACAGCGTGAGATTACACGTCTACAGCTTGACCCCTTTACTCTGTACAATCCCTACAGAGAGAAGAACACAGCTGTAACTCTTATGACAGAGCAGATCCTACAGGGTAATCTTGCTTTTGTTATCTCTGAGCAAGTGTTGAAAGATCCAGGATACCAAGTCATGTCTATAGATGAGCAGAAACGCTTCTTGAAAGATATGATAAGTGACAAGGTATCTATAGCTAAGGAGATGGCTGTAGAAGAGCTTGATGCTATGTACGAGATGGAGGGTGACTCAGCTGCACTCTTTATGGGATACCAGCGTGGACGTGTTGAGAGGCTTGACAGGAATGAGAAGGCAAATGCTGATCTAGCTTGGCCTCTTATGGCTGAGCGCTTTGGTTACTCAAGTACTGCTACACTTGATGAGGTTATTGAAGAGATACGAACTACAAATAAGTATAATGATGATCCACAGGAGCGTATGGTGAAGGAGACAGACATGATAATGAACTATCTCCATGCAGGTAAGCTATATGGTAAACGCTACAGAGAGGTAGTGAAAGACCTAAACTAAACGAGAGAGGGGAGCCACTAAGCTCCCCTTTTCTTTATTGTACTCCGTGTTTCTTAACACAGTGTCTTGCCCATAGTACCGTAGCTATCAGATGCTCTAGTGCTTTGTTCCTCTCGTCACTCTGCCATAGATTACTCTTGATATGCTTCTCTAATGCTTCAGCATGTTGGGCTAACTCATCATAGAACTTGATACGTGTACCTTCTACGTGTGCTTTCGCTTCTTGTTCTAACTTCATTTAGATACTTCTTTCTGACTCAAACGTGTATAGGCTCTTTATGATAGTAGCCTTTGTATCTTCACAGACAGAGGCGTTCTTACTCAGGTTCTCCTCTGCAGGTATGACTTGTAAGTTACCACTCCAATGAGGTCCACCATCAGAGAGAGGCCACATATGATCTACGTGGTGTTGTACTCCTGTGGCTTCACTTATTATGCTACGCAGCTTGTATATCTGTACTAAGCGTTGTTTCTCGTGAGGACAGTCACGCAGGTGTACGGGTATTAGATTACGTTTTCTTGCCCTATGCTTAGCATTATTAGCTATTACTGCTTCCTTATTAGCTTTCTGATAAGCTTTCTTATAAGCTAATATCTTCTCCCTATTAGCTTCGTGATAAGCTTTCTTATTAGCTAATATCTTCTCCCTATTAGCTTCGTGATAAGCTTTATTACTAGCACTTATTGCCTCTTTATTAGCTTCACGGTAAGTTTTATGGTTAGCTAGTGCCTCTTCCCTATTAGCTTCATACCAAGCTTTACTTTTAGCCAGTTCCTTTTCCCTATTAGCTTCATACCTAGCTTTACGGTTAGCAGCTAACTTCTCTTTATTAGCTTCTCTATAAGCTCTATCGTAAGCAGCTATCTCTTCCTTAGTCATAGCCATCACAGACCTTCCTTCATAAACACCTTCACCCACTCAGCGCAGATACCACTACGCACAATGTCATCAACGCCAAACTCTACTACAGGTACATCAAGCATATACTTCTTAGCGAGATGAATGATCTTAGCTAGACCAGACGTACCCTTTAAGTCAGACTGCTGGATGTCACCATTGAGTACAATAGTACTGCCTTCACCCACACGAGTCAACAGCATCTTGATCTCTGACACATCTATGTTCTGCGCTTCATCAACGATAATGAAAGCATCATCAAAGCTACGCCCACGCATCAACGCTAGTGTAGCTACTTCAATGTTACCGTTCTTAAGTCCTGTATCAACAGCACCACGCCCCAAGTGTTTCACCAGTACGTCTAACACAGGTAGCGCCCATGGTTGTGCTTTCTCTTCTAGTGTACCTGGCAGAAACCCAATGTCTTTACCCACAGCTACGTGAGGACGTGTGATAACAATCTTGTCAATCTCTTTGAGTGTGTATAAGTCTGCTGCACATGTAGCAGTAACGTAAGTCTTACCAGTACCAGCAGGGCCAAGGATGAGTACTTGCTTGCTGTTAGTGATAGCAGAGATTAACTTACCTTGGTTCTCTGTCTTGGGTAGAATACCAGAGGTAGGCTTGTTAGCTGCACCCTTGTAGGTTGTCTTGCGCCGTGTTCGTGTAGGCTTCTCTAAGGGTTCAATGTTGTTCATCACGCATCCTTTGATACAGCTGTACAGGTATAGGCTATAATGACTTCATCTTTAAGGGCATCTGGAAGATAGTTATAGAATAGTGTCATAACATCAGCTGCCTCATAAACGCAGTCATCATAAGTGTCATATAGGCTAGGTGAGGTACGCACTAAAGGCACCTCACCCGCCATGTATGCTATAAGCACAAGCACATACATTATTCTGTCTCTTCAGGGTTAATCTTCTCCTGAATGTACTCTACACCCTGTGTAACTTTAGGTTCTGCATAATCATATGCCTTACCTGCTACATCTGTAGTGATCTCTATTGCAGCTACCGCCATAAAGAATCCAATTACAAACTCAATCATCAAAACGTTCCTTCAGTTGTGTGTAGCCACCGACATGATGGCCTTCGTTATCCCATATTTGAGGTACAGTAGTCATACCCGCTTCTTTCATGAGTGTCAATAGCCACTTACTGCTAGGTGAGCTTAGAGAATAGGCCGTGAAGCCTACCCTCTTTTCTCGTAGCAGGTGCTTTGCTTTAGTGCAAAACTTACAGTTATCTGTTCCTAGTATTACGTACATTACTTCTCCTCTCTAGCTGTTTCAGTAAATGCTCTTGCGCTTCCTGTGACATGATAGGCCACTGCCTTATCTCTATCATACTGCGAAGACACCCTATGCAAAACCCATCCTCAATGAAACAGATCTTTACACAGGGTGACTCCACCTTACCTACACTAGGTCTACGATCTCGCATGAATCACCGGAGCAAGCCATAGTCTGCATGGATACTGTGTTGTCCTCATTCTCGTAGTCGTTAAGCTCTTCCCAGTCAATGCTGTCTGGCATAAGTGCAAGCATCTCTTGATACTCTTCCTTAGTGCAGTCCTGATAAGGTGCTTGCTGGTAAGTATGATCTGAATGTGGCAGGAATGATACACCTGACATCTCATCAAAGTGTTCATACACAAACGCTCCCACAGACATCCACTCAGAATCCCGAACTGAGATAGTTACACTTGGCTTATGCTCACACCAGTGTCGCTGATAGGTGAGCCACAACTCAAGCTGCTCTACAGCAGTCATATCATTACGTGTGACTGCTAACTCAGGAGACTTAACAGGGAAGCTAAACACTACAGTAGAGTCAGGCTTCATGACGCAAGGCTCATTAGGAATACCTTGGTCAATCATGAACTGCGTCAGAGGGTCTTTGCTGTCACCACGCACAGTGCGAATGTAATAGGGGCTGTGACGAGCATGAATACCAGAAGCAGAGTCAACCAGCTGTGATACCGTACCGGAAGGTTTAACGCAGCTGATACTAGCAGAAGCAGGGATGCCAAGCAACTCAGCCCACTCAGCGTTAGTAGCCACAGCAATGGATCGTAAATGCTCAAGTGTCTTCTCCAGTCCTTTGTTCTTGTTTGTCATAAGAGGGTTGTCCATGATGCCTGTCATAGACACACCAAGCAAACGCTCTTCTGCTGTGTTGTTCTGCCAGACCTTACGCAGATAGGGGAACTTAATCATGGTAGACTGGATCGTACCTAAGATGGTAGCCAGCTTAACTTTACGCTCAAGATCCTCAATGGTATCAGTCGCACGTACTACGCACTCCGTTAGGTTGCAAAACTGATATGGGCGTAAAATGATTTCAGAACAAGGGTTTGTACCGAACTCATGGTTAGGATCACGCCGCCCAAACTTAGCTGCTTGCTTCTTAGATGCCTCACGATTGAAGATGCCACGCTCACCTGACTTAGACTCAACCAGTGCAAGCCACTCACGCATGAATGTTTCCATGTCTGGCTTCTCAGTGTACGATACAGAGTTGTTAGCCAGGGCACGATGCCCAGCAGTTTCCCACCACTGTCCTGACTTAGCGTGACGCATACGGTCATCACTTAGGTTAGACAGAGAGATCATAGCTGAACGTCTCACACCACCTACGACAACGATCTGACCAATGAAGCACATCAGGTCATGACATTCCATAGAGCTAAGCTTGCGTCCTTGTGCCGCTTTGAATGTAGCAACAGCAAAGTTAAATAGTTCTACGAGTGGCGCTGGGCCTGACGCTCTACCGCCAAATGTTTTAAGTCTTGCACCAGCAGGACGTACACGAGAGACATCCCACTTAGGGATCTCACCAGCCCAGAGGAGTGCAAGAACTTGACGGAACCCCTTAGCCCAGCCTTCCTTACTGTCCTTAACGACAACGATAGACTCACTCTGGAACAACTCAGGCACTTCTGGGAGCTTGCTGATAAACTGGCGCTCGACACTGAACCCGACACCAGTACCACAGAGGAGGATGTACATAGCCTCATCAAAGGACTTAGGGTCATCTACGGGTAGGTAGCTACAGTTGTAGCCTGCAGTGTTGTCACGATCAAGCGCTGGCCCAGCTGTCATCATAGCTCTCATAGAAGGCATGATCTCTTGACCTAGGATAGCCTGCTCAATGTCGTTGATGTAAGAGTTATCACCTGTCACACGGCGCACTACGTTATCCATGTAGCGGCTTACTGTCTTACCCCATGACTCACGGCCTTCGCCGTCAAAGTACTTGGCGTAGCGTGACTTGTGAATGAATGCTTGGTAGTCTGTTGGTAGTTGATTGCTCATCGGTTGTCACCTGATCCTTTAATAACGCCACGTCTTGCACGGCTGTTTAGTTTGTCCATATTATTTTGTAGTACCTCTGTGAGGTCACTGTTAAAGTAGTTAGCAAGGGCTGTAACATAGAACACAACGTCACCTAGCTCCTTGATAATGTCATCAGATGAGACCTTGGTGTTGTCACGCAGTAGCTTCTTGATCTTCTCAGCCACCTCACCTGCTTCACCTACTAAGCCTAGTGTATTCTCCACTAAGCGGGTCTCACCCTCTGTTACAATCTTACCCTCTACCCAGTAGGAATAACCCTGCGTGTTAACATCTGCCATAGCAGCAAACGCATCTATATCTTCTTGTGTAATCATTGTCTCTCCTTGACGTTTAAGTTCTCAATCTCCACATCATCTACATCATAGATAACATCTGTAATCAAGTCATGAATGTCTTGCTCATGACTGTCTTCGTAGGATGATAGTATGTTATTATTCTTATCAACCTTCATAACAAAAGTAACACTAAACTTCTTCATGCGCTTCCCTGTGTCTTAGACCAGCGTGTAAGTGTAACTACATTATCCTCTACTTCATACGCTGTAGCTTCTGCTTGCTCTTGTTCTGCTTCTGCATACTGATCGGGAAACATTTCTTGAATAATGCCCTGCCGTAGATCTGCAAAGTCTTCCCAAGCATCAGGGTAAAGCTCTAAGAACTGCTGTGCTGCAGACATAGTGAGTGCCTCATCAAGAGCAGCCCTCATGCCATCCTCTGAACCAGCCGAACCAAAGACCATGCCAGTCTTGATACTGCCAGTCCACTCCCCGTCCTCAACGACAGGAGATAATACAATAGCTACGTCACCAGGTTTAATCTCATAAGCCATTACTCTCTCCTCTTAACTCTAACACGTTGCTCTTTCATTCGCTTGCCTTTCTCTTTGAGCCACTCTTCTGGTATCACACGATTAGCCCAGAGGAAACCCTTTTGATCGCACCAATCGCAGTACCTACTCTTGGCTCCTTTGTAAAGCCTTGAGTTAGCATTACTAAATACAAAACGAATATCTAGTGTAGGATGCTGACGCTGTATCTCTATATGTTTACGTCTATCTGCAGCGGAAAACAACCCCTTCAGCTCAATTATTATGCCGTTGTCTAGCTCAAAGTCGGGTGTGTATGTACGATACTTTAGATCCTCCCACTCTATCTTTAGCTTTTCATAGGCTACAATCTTCTGCCTATCCTTGAGGTATGCAGCGGCCTCAACTTCAAGGCCACTGCGATACGTTTTAGAGTTATGCCTCCGGTTCGTCTTCGGCATCTTTACCTGCTTCTACAATCTGAGATGCTAGTACATTAGTCATACCATCTAGTGCTTTGAACTGAACTTCTAGGCGCTTCATCTGATCTGTTGCAAGCATCACCTCATTGTAGAGCTTTGTCTGAGTCTCATTGAAGTCTTCTGTGTAGTAGTCGGTGTCGTTGATAGTTAGTTTAGGCATTCAGATATTCCTCTGCTATGAATGTGTAATCCACAAGTTGTGGGTTCTTAGATTTACTAGGGATGCTTGGGCGTGTCTCAAAGTTGTCATGACACTTATGTTTAAAGCTACAGAATTTACAGTCATCTGGTAGCACCCAGTTACCTGTCTTTTTACGGTAGAAGGATTCCTCTACTGGCTCAAAGCAACGCTCAAACGGTTCATCGTTATCAATGTAGTCTACGGTAGCTTGAATGTCGGCTAGAACTGCTTCCTTGTCTACATCCTCAGAGGCGTCTACATACTTGAATTGACCATTTGCTTTGTTGACTACCCACCAGCCACCTACATCCTTTCCAGCGGCCTCTGCGTAGCCCACAAGCTGTGCCACGTAGCCAAAGCCGTCCTTGTAGGCTAGTGAACCAAAGGATGCAAACTTGTTATCATATGACCAAGGTGAGGCAGACTTAACATCGTCAATGCGTCCATCCATCTCCATGTCATACTCACCCTTGATCTCCTGACCATGAGGTAACTTTAGTGTGACACGCTTGTTATCCTCAAACTCTATGCCTGCTGAACGTAGGATACCCTTAAACACAGCCTCGACTATATCGCCAAGGATCATGTTCATCAGGAAGTGTGGAGGGAAAGGTGTCTTGTCTTCTGGGTCATTCTTGTCAAACCATAACTGACACTTAGGCCTACCGATATTAGACATCCGTAAGCGAAAATCATCACGAGGACCACCTGAGAATTGCTTATACAAAGCAGCCTCAACATCGGAGGCGACTTGTTTAGCCACCTCCTCTGTCATAGCAGTCTCACCAGCCATAGCCTTCTGCAAGAAAGAGAAAACAGCTATCTCTGCAGGATGAGTCATTAGTATGGTGCCTCTTCTACATCAATAATAGAACCTACAAGCGCTGCATCTTCCTTGCTCATACTTGTATTGGAACGCTCAATGTGTAGATCCATGATCTTACCATTTGAGTAGCTGACATAATCCAAGAAGTCTGAAGCTACTTTCCTCATAGCTGCAGTGTCCTCGTCTGACTCCTGTACAACCTCTCCTACAGAAGAAGTAATGTAGCCATAGGTAGCACCTGTAGGAATAGAAGCCTCTGCACCACTAAGGATAACCTTAGCCATGTGAGTTTTGACGTTCTTGCGCTCAATAGCTTTTTCAGTAGCTGCAAGGCTCTTGAGGCTATCGTTATTTTTAACATCCATAACGAATGGAATATCAACATACTCACCAGCGGTAGGTTGTCCTGCATCATCAAGAGGAGCCTTAACTGTAAGTGTACCCATGAAGATCTTCACACGTTTAGCTGAGCGAATAATCTCCTTAGTAGCTTCAGGTAGTGCGTTCCAATCCTCAATGTAACCAGAGGGACGGCCTAAGTTAAAGCCACCAGTGCTATCCTTTAAGTCGCTGTAAGTAGAACGACTCATAACGGACTTCTCCATCTCATTAGATGAAGCATTCCACCGCTGAAACTGAAAGCGATGCGTGATTATACGAACCTCTACGCTTTCTGCATAGAAGACATCATCACCAAGTGTGATCTTGTAAGACCCAACAGGTACAACGTCTGTCTTGATCTTCTTACCGCCAAGCTCAATCTCGCCTTTAATGGCTGTACTCAACACGCTAACACGAGCCAGAGAAGATCGTGATTGTGTCTGTGGTTTAGGTTCACCAATCAGCTCTGCTAATGGGTCTAATGAACCTGTTGTTGCTAGTTCTGTACTCATCTGTATATCCTTTACTACAGTCAAAAAGAGTCTTAGTTATACCTCATACATCTCTTACGTCAAGCCAATTCGGCCCGATTTTAGATTCTAATAATAGAGGCACGTTCATTTTTACGTTATAGGCTTTCTCAATTAAGTCTGTCAAGCCCTCATTCATGTCTTCTATAATGCTTAACACTGTCTCCTTCTCCTCTGGGTGAATGTCTATAACCGTTGAGTCGTGAACAGTATTCACTAAGCAAGATTGTAGCCCCTTCAACCGCTCCTCCAGTTCAATTAACACAACAGGAACAACATCACCAGTAGCAAAACCCTGCACTGGATAGTTCTTAATCATGGTGAAGTGTGATACACCACCACGAGCGTTGCGCTTAACATCAGGGAATGCGTACTGACGCCCTGACACATTAGTAATCTTGTTAAACCGTACAGCTTCATCAGCCAGGTTCTTGTGCCAGTTAGCTACACCCTGATACTTCTCTGTGAAGTGAATGTAATAAGCTTCCTCTGCTTTAGACCTGCCATACCCTGTAGCCCCAAAGAGAGGTGCGAAGGTATGAGCCTTGGCTTCCTGACGTGACGTAGCCTGACCTGCATCAGAGATAACCTGTGCAGTATAGCTGTGTACGTCAAAGCCTGTAGCAATCTCTTCCATAGCAACTTCATCCTGAGCCAGGTATGCAGCCGTTCTAAATTCAAGCTGAGCAAAGTCAGCCTCACAGATGTAGCCGCCATCCCAGCGTGACACAAACACTTTCTTTACGGGAAACGTCCCGCCTCTTGGCATGTTTTGCATGTTGGGATTTCTTCCACTAAAACGTCCTGTTGCAGTAATGTGTTGGGTGAGTCCCACATGCAGGAAACCGTCTGACTTGGTGAAGGTGTCGATACCTTCCACAAAACTAGAGAGGTAGCTACTAACAGCAGAAAGACGCTTAAGGTCAGTAAGAAACTCAACAGCAGCATCCATGTTGTTCGTTTTAGCAGTTCCCACAAGTACATCTAAGTTATCCTTTCCTGTGCTAAAGCCATCAGCACTAACCCACTTCTTGCTAGGCGCACCAAAGCCTAGACCTGCCATATGGTTTAGTTCCTTCAAGCCATAGCCACGAGCGTCACAATCCCTGCACTTGTTAGGTTTAGCAAACTTAGTGCCATCCTTCTTTGTCTTGTACGTCTTACCTGTACCCGTGCATGTAGGGCAAGTAAAAGCTTTGGTACGTTTTATGATAGTACTGTTTGCTTCTACAGCCTGCTTAAACTCTTTAGGGTTGTTCACGTAATCAAACAGCTCCACCCACTCTTTCTTGTTGTTCATCCTGCGAGAGAATACAACCTGAGACATCTGCTCCCGTGACTTGAGATTGATAGGTGTGTCACCCATGATCTCACGCACCTTATGCTGTAGTCGATCCTCAATGTCTGCCTTCTCACGTTCAAACTGTAAGCGTACATCATCTAAGGCTGTACGATCCACCCTGATTCCTGACATGTACATTCGGGTAAGGGTTTGACAGGTTCTGAAGGTAACGTCTCTAACGGTGTGTAGACTGGCTGAATCGGGTTCACCGTAGTCTGCCTGGATGCTGTGGAACAACTCACGAGTTGTGTCGAGATCGCACCTAAGATAAAAGCAAAGCTCACTGAGAGGAATCTCATTTGTATTATACCCTTCCTTAAAGTAACGCTTGAGGGTGTCATCCTTCTGAGCGTTAAGGTTGCGTCTCTCTGCACATGCCTCTAAGCTTAATGGATCTTTCTGACCACGCAGTAGGATATACTCTGCAAGCATGGTGTCATAGATAGGCCCGTCATACTTAAAGCCACATTCCCATAGCCACATCAGATCGTGCTGAGCATTGTGCATGATGAGAAGAGTAGTCATGTCTAAGATTTGTTGAATTAGCTTACGCCCAGCACCACTAGTGTCTTTCTTCTCAACGTGATCTAATGTTACAATATGTAACTCTTCGTGATTATCTGCGTTCTGCATACCGACTTGCACAAGGAAGTTACCCTCCTCATATGGGTCTAGGTGTAGCTTATCCCTACGCCTGTTTGTTGTGTTCTCAACGTCTAGTACAAGTCTCATCTCTCTCTCCTCTAGGCTTGATATAGTGATCTCGCCCCGTCTAACTCACAGTGTACTACACCGTGCCAACCACCCTTAAGCTTATTCTTAGCTATATTCAAGTGGCGTTGTGTATCTTCTTCATCAGCACCCTCAACAATGGGGTTCTTAGAGATCAGAACCATAAGGTCTGCCTCTGCTGCTTTACCTGTCTTACTGCCTTCCATCATGGATTGGTCTACATATACCTTGCCCTCTGCTACAGCACTCAGCTGTGACATCCATACAACACAACAGTTGTATTGCTTAGCAATGTTACGAGCATAGATAGCCGCATCTTTTAGGTACACATCGGACTTATCACTTGTCTTGCTGGCGAACTTGTCACCCATGTCTAGGATCAGTACGTCTGGCTTCTCTTGTTTGACCAGAGACTCAACCCACTGCATATCCTTGTTGGTGCTGTCCTTGATGCGGATGTTCTTCCTGACAGGTTCATAGCGGCTACGAGCGAGGGCTACGTTAGCCTTAACCTCATCCATAGACATGTTAGAGGCTGCGCTCAAGTAACGTGCTCCTACACGCTCATACGCTTCCTCATTACATAGCACAACACACTTAGCACCTTGATGCGCCCAACCCTCAGGTCCAGCAATGAGAGAAGCATGGAAGGATGTCTTACCTGTGTTAGGCCGTGCGCCTACCAACAGTAAGTGACCACCACTGACACCCTCTACCTTGCGGCGTAGGCTAGGGATATTAAACTTCCATTGTGTCTGTAGATCGTTTGCCTTGAGTAGTGTGTCGATACTAATGTCTTCCCACTCAATACGAAGGTTGGGGGTGAAGTCATCCTTGTAGTTCTCAAGCATACGTCTGAGAGGCTCTAGGCTGGTCTGTGTGCCGTTAACGAAGTCAAAGCCTAGGTTGGCTACCTGTTCGCCTACATACTGCTGAAACATACTGCCAAGTACATCTGTAGCGATATCCTCTTTGATAGTGTCTTCTTTATTTATCTTGCGAAAGAGATCTTCATAGGCAGTCTTAGTAGCGGTTGTCATCGTCTGGTTCTGTGAGTAGAACAAAGCCTCTAGGTCTGACGTGTTTAGATCACCCTCATATTTACGCATAGCAGCATCTAGTGCCTGCTTGATCTTGCGTACATCCTTAGTGAAGATCTTATCAGGGCAGCGAATGCCCTTATGTTGTTCATAGAAGTCACGATTAAGTAACGTCTTAATTAGTGCCAGTTCCATCATTGTCTTTCTCTCCTACAAAGATACGGTATAATACTTCCAGTGCAATCAAAGGCCACAGGAAAGCAAACTTGATAGGGCCAGAGTTATCCATCTCCTCATCCTCTGGCTCTACCATATGGTATATTAAGGGTAGGGCTAACACATACATTGCGAATACGCCAGCGAAAAACCCTTGTCCTAGTTCATTCATACTTGTGGCCTCTCAAAGGTTATGTAGAAAGCCCCTTCTTTACTGTTATATGCTGCCATAATATCAATGAGTTGCTGATGGCTCATGACAATCATCTGGTATGCGTCCATGTCTGGTTCAAACTGTCGGATATATACATCACCATCATCACCTAAGATGACTTCCACATCCTCGTGCATGTCATCCTGGTCTAGGGTTGTGATTACAGCAGCGTCTGATTCAAACTCAACTGTGTACATCTGGCTTCTCCGCTACAAGAATGTTAACGTGAGCTACGTTACCCTCAACACGAGTGATAACATACTCAAGGCCAGCCTTGGTGAGTAACAAACGTAATTGACCTACAGGTATCATGTCTTATCCTTTCCATCTAGCTTTATCAGACGATCCAAGTACCACTGTGACTTGAGTAGATCCTCTTGCTTGTTCTTGTAACGCCAGCGGTGTAGGTACTTAGCTATGTTACCACGCAGGTAGCCTATGTATTCCTCTGTGTTGAGGAAGTCTTCTATGTAGTCAATGCACTCAATGCTACCCTTACCATAGTGCGCTGGGTTGTTGACATTATCCGCTGCCGTAACTGGCGGTTCTATTCTATTATGCTCAGCCAATACACTCTCCTTAAAGTCTTGGTTCTCTTTCATCAAACGCTTCCATTCACTACGAATCATTCTTCCTCCAGACAGAAGCCACACCATGTGCCTCTACTTTTATTACCACAGCTGACACACTTGCGCCACTTATTCTTTTCTTCACGTTCTTGAGAAGCCTTACGTTCCTCTGGTGTCATAGGTCTTATGTCACTAAAGTCTGCCTCTAAAGGCCATTCATTGTCTGTCACGTAGTACCTCCTCATACTTGAAGAACAACTGCTCAAACTTCCACTGGTACACTTGTTGCATACCAAGCAGGGCGTTCATCAGTTCGTCTTGTGTAGGATCACGCTCACCATCACCTATCTGTTTGAAGATAACCTGTAGGTCATCGCATACATGCCAGCAGTCCATTATCATTGGCTCTAAGTCATACAGTTTAGTCATCGTCATCCTCCGTTAGTGCATCCCATGACACAGGGAATAGCTCAATCATCTTGTGGTCAATCTGTCGTGCTACCTCTCGTGTCTCTGCCTGTGTGTCAGGCTTGCATCTAAGGTTGCACATGTCAGCGAAGGCATCAAGGCTACCTGACCAGTACCACTCAGTCATGGTTGACTGTGGTAGCACCATACGTGCCATCTCAGGTGCTACACCATGCTCAAGAAGATCGTTGTAGGCTTTGAGACATGCCCAGTTAGTATCACCCCAGTCACCTACATCAACGACACCATCACTACCTTGCTTCTTGTCAGCACTGCGCCCACGCCATACGTCAGGTACATAGAACTCAGGCTCATCATCTACGTAGCGCCTGGATATTTCGTTCCATCTCAAGAACTTATGCTTGACTAGCTGCCGTGCTACAAAGATTGGAGCCTTGACATGGAAGCTTGCGAAGCAATGTCCGAATGGAGAAATATGACGATGCTTGGCGAGGTAGCGAATGAGCTTATCATCCTTAGCCTTGAGCTTTGGTGGCCCCCAAGGATCGTCTTCCATCTCAGATTTCTTACCAAATGACACTCGTGCAGCGTTAGCTACGGTCAAGTCACTACCCATGTGGGCAATGTAAGTTGCTTCAATCATGTGCTATCTCCTCATGGTTTTGTAGGTACGCTACGGCATTTTTAATTCTATTGATGTCATCTTTGAATGCACCCAGTCCTGTATTGCAATGATGACACAGCCAACCTCTATACGTTTCTGTATCGTGGCAGTGATCCAGCACCCAGTTCTGTAATCTCTTCTGTCCCTTCTTTCCTATCTCATCAATGCTGCGATCACATATGGGACAAGTGTAACTGTCGTCAGGATACGGGTGCAACTTCTTTAAATAACTAACCAGATTGGATTGCTCCCTAGCACAAGTGCGGCACTTTCTTTTTATCTCACCTGATACCATGTGCTGAAAGTTCTCAACAGGTTGTACTACACCACAGTTATTACACTCAAGTCCATCTTCGTAATGCTGTACAACCTTTTCAAACAGTTCTAGTTGGTTCTCACTAATCATTAGAATGGAACCTCACCGTATTTGTTTCGTGGATCTACATAATATCCTGGCTGCATATAGTCAGGCTTCTCTGCGCTGGCCTTAGGGTGGACACTCTCTAGGCCCATCTCTTTAAGAAAATCTTTAAGATCGTTCATGATAGTAATTCCTTTAATCGTTCTAGGTCATCAGTTAGCCTATATTTGATGTCATCGTCAAGTCTAAAGGCTAAACAATTTGCATTTGTCCATAGTGCTATTTCTCTACTAAACTGCAAAGTCTTGTGTGCAGCATCAGGATCTAGTGCTACAATAACATTGTCATACTGGCTTATTTTATCCATATGTGCAGACGTAAGGGCTGTACCCAAGATAGCCATGGCTGTCACGTTAGGAAACTCTTGGTATGCTACCATGGCAGAGACACAATCCTCTAATACTAGAAGTGTTGGCCCCGTCCCTACTGTGTAGTAGTCTGCCTTACCTGTATAGCGATACCACTTAGGCAGCTTCTCGCCCACTGCACGTCCATTAGC